GCCGGTCGGCCCAGTCGACGACGGCCTTGTGGATCGCCTCCTCGCTCATGTGACGGTTTCGGTACTCGTCGGCGGTCATGCGGTCATTCCTCACATCATCAGGACCGTGCGGGCAATGATCGTAGGGGCTATCACTCATCGGTCTCAGATGTGTCTATTTGAATAGCATCAAGGGCTTTCTCGGCCACATGCTGAAGCGCATCTGTACCTGCATACCTCGTGCCGTCTGCCCTGGCAATCGTTTGAAGCGCACCCAACAGGCGGGGCAGCTCTTCCAGCGCCGCCACCGGATCGTACTCGTCCGGCAGCTCCGACGTGGCGGTGCCCGCGGCGGCGATGAGGCGGGCGTTGGCTAAATCTTCTGGTGAGCCCTCATGGTCATCTCCATACCTAGCGGCAGTAGCTATTGCCCTACCGCTTGCTGCTGAAATATATGTATTGTCTGCGTGCCAAGGCCCAGGCGTTGGCTCCGTGTCGTCAGTATCGTCGTCGGCTTGCTGTTCGCTCATAGCGTTGTGGGAGTCATTGCATTTCACTGTTCGTAAGCGTGCTGTCACCGCCTATTGCTCGGTAGCCGATCCCTCCGCTCCTTCACGTTCTTCTTCATCCACGCCCGATCTCGCGCTTTCGTTTTGGATGGATGCTCGTTCGGGTCCGCCCCCATCGTCGCCACGAAGATCCACCTGTGCCCATATATTGGCATCAGCCTGGCCATTGCTGGTCTCAGTTTCCGTGCGATCTCGGTCGGGTCAAGCATGGCTACTCAGTATCGATTTTGGAAAACTCTACAGCCCAAACGTGCGGATTCTCTTCCCACGCGCCGTCGCCGTGAATCTCTTTCCAGAGATCCTTAAAAGCCACGGACGCACTGGTGATAGTGCCACCGTGTACGCTTGTGCTCTGTCGCCTGACTGGCACCACACCTTCCGCCATTGCATCATCTTCACTGATCTCATGCAAACGCTCCACCCGCACATCCTCTACGCGGAGTCGCAGGCGGCAAAGCTCGCGGGGCATGAAGATGGATGGACGCTTGCGGCCCCATGCATCACGCTCGTAGGCCATCTCCAGCTCAGGCTCACGAAAGAACGCTCCATCCGCCTCATATCGGCAAATCGGAGCCCCCGCGCCCACCGCATCCGACGTTTCCGCAAGATACTCGCTCGGACTGAGGTGGTCCATGCCCGCTGGCAATCGAAACGCCTCCCGCACCCACAGCACACTTCCGGGCCGCCCGTAGGGGCACTCGATCTCGTCAACAAAGACACTCCCGTTGTCGGCGTGGGTCTTTTCAACTGAGTGCCCATCCTCTACGACTTCGATTGGGCTTTCAACTACAGCAGTCTTACCTTCGTGGAGAACGTGATCGGGCTGCGGCTTCAGGATCCGTCGCGTTTGCGACTTTTCTCCTGTCAAGATGCGACGGATGGACCACCCGCTAAAGATGATCGGGCGCTCCTCCGTCTGCTCTTCGGTAGCTGGCATGGTGCTATTGGGTCTGTGTAAGCTTAGCGTTCCACTCTGACTGGAGCCGTGCCGCAACCTCTCGCGGATCAGATTGAGACTGTTCCCAGAAGCGCTCCTCCGGGCCCTCCGCTTTCTGATGGCAATCAAAGCACAACGGGACTCCCAAGAAATCAGAAATCTTGGTCGCGTGGCCCCCGTCGTCTGTGTACACGTGCTCCGGGTGGTGCATTACCAGCGTGTCGTTGATTACGCCGCAGTGGCAGCACGCGTGGTCAGCCACCCACCGCCGGTATGGCTCGCACTCCACGCGCTCCTCGTCCTCAATCGGCAGCGTCTCCATCCGGTGACGCTCGTCCTGCAGGGCTTGCCTCGCCCGCGTGAGGACACCCTCTACGGCCTCGCGCTCGCCTGCGTCCAAGGAGTCGGCTTGATCCAGGTACTGCTCTGAGAGGTCCTCAGCCGCCTCCTCAAGCGCCTCCATTCGGCGCTCTACTTCTTTCATCGCGTGATGGACTTCTTCACTCTCCTCATCAGTGTCCTGATCGGTTGATGATGACATCCACCGAATCGCCGCGCTCCACGTGAGCTTCCGGCCCTGGTCGTGGGAGTGCGCGATGTAGCCCGCCACGGGGGGCGCAAAATCGGCGTGCTCCTCTACGCATGCCCTCGCGAAGCGCAGATGATGCTGGACGTAGCTCTCGGACTTGTCCAACCGCGCAGCGATCTCCTTGCAGAAATCCGTCTGCGTCGCCTCAACGTCTGTAACGGCATTACACAGCGCCCGGCCCCACTCGTAGCGGGCGTAGAGGGCCTTGATCTGCGCATCTTCGATCTCCCCCTCTGCGTCGCGGATGGACTGATACTCCGCGACGACGGTCTGGGCCACTTGGCTGGCATGGCCGTTCTCAATGTGTGTCTTTACGATCCGGTTAGGCATTACTTATCAGTTGGAGCGATTGGATTGGCCGAGTTTGAGTTCAAGCTGATGTTCGCGATTATGGTGACGGCCGTACTTTCGGCTTCGCTGGTGCTTGCGCGCGTCAACTGACAGGTGGCAAAGCTGACACATCGCCCAAAGGTTGTCGAGGTCCGTGTTCTGTGGGTCGTCATCCGGCCAGTGCGCAACGGTGAGGATGACCTCCGAGCCGGTCACGGGGTGCGGCTCTCCATGCCGGGCAATGCACCGTCCTTCAGGGTGCTTGTCGCCACACTGCCCCTCACACTCGCACCGACCACCGGCACGACCGAAGCGGATGCGGTCTGATATTTGGTCCCAGTCGTCCGGGTAGCGGCTGCGCTCAAAAGGCATATCAGTCAGTTTCGAATTCGGGAGGCCGGAGCATCTCGGGCACGTCGCTGAAATCGACAGTGCCCTTCTCGACGCGGATCTGCAGCATCTCGGCGTGGCCTTCGGTGATGCCGAAGGCTGTGGGGTTTGGCTCGTCCTCATCCTCGACGACGAGGGCGGTCTGATAGGCGGCGGCGTAGGCGCGTTGGTTCGAGGTCAGGGGCATGGCTCTCATTCAGGTTCAAAGTGAAGTAAGTACTCAATTCCGTCGTCGAGATCAGCGAAGCTAACGTCTGCCACCGCCTCTAAGAACGCGACCTTTTCGTCCGGGAAATGCTCGTGTCTTCGCTCCCGCACCAGCACAACGAGGGTGCCCTGTCCGGCAGCATACCCCGCCTCAACTGCGGCGCCGAGGCAGCTTGGGTTGTCCCGCTCGATGTAGCAGAAGAGCACATCTGCTGAGGCTACGTGGTGCAGGTCCCACTGCCCGTACTCCTCCAAGGAATCAAGCCAATGGTCTGTGGGGTCGTAGAACTGTGCATCTACCCGCTCGCGCACCTGGTCGCGCCAGTCGGTTTGCATTCCGCCTGCGAGATAGATTGAAGTCATGTGGTGTGCCTTAATTTACTGAACTGATTGCTTACCGCAGCCGACGCACATCCGCTGTGCCACCCGGTTTTGATCGTCTGATCGGGGCAGTCCCTCAAGGGCCATCTGCCCCTTCCGCGCCTCTGCAAACCAATGCGGGGGACGCCCATCATACCGCCACGGATACTCCTCAAAAACCTCCTCTTGCAGGGAGATGATGCGCTCGTACAGGTCCATCTCACCAAGCAGGTTGCACTGCGCTTTGAGCTCATCAAGGGCCTGCCCGTCTTCATCAAAAGCGCCGCAGAGACACTCCCCTGAGGTGCCGCAAATCTTGGTCACCGGATTGCGCCGCAGAGCAGTGGTCTTAATCCCAAAGCCGTGCAGACGGAGGTCGGGGCGGCGGTCTGTAATTGCAGAAAGCACTTTCTCTACGTCCGCTGGACTGCTGTTCCGCTTGCAGATCGACCCGACCCCGACCCACATGTCTTCCGTGAGACGATCGCCATACATCTCCAAGTGCCGCTTATAGTGGCGGGGCTCCCACCCCTGAAGGACTGGCATCAAATGCGTGTCCGTCCCGAGACGAGAGAGGTGCCCGAGTATTTCATCGTAGCGCTTGACAGTCCGCTCTTGCTGCTCTTTGGCGTTGGTATCGAGCTGGTGTAGAATGTGAGGCTCGCACATGTAGTCCTGCGTGACCGCAGCCACGAGTGTGCCAAACCGGCACCACCGATGAATCTCGATCGCATATTCGGCAGGGCTCTGGTAGAACCCGGCCTCGCCGGAAATCTGGCTAAAGGCCCCGGAGTCCATCATCCACCGATCCCCCTCCCCGATTGGAAGCGAGTAGTCCTCGCTGAGCCGGCGCAGGGCATTTGCGCTAAGCATGTGTGGCCTACCCACCTTGTGTGCTCTGGTCGGATGATGCCACCCAACGAAAAATCTCATATCAGCAATCCGTATGCATCCTGCAAGCTAGAGACCACCCCGTCGGCGCAGTATCGGTGCCACGGAGAGCACCGTTCAGGGGCAATGACAACTACCTTCGTGTTGGGTTGCTGCGACGCAATCCAGATTTCCATGCTCGTGCCTACACTGGGCTTCCAGGCATTTGCGAGGAGCACATCGCTATGTTTTATGTCCTTGAGGTCTCCGGTGACAATCTCTTCCGCGGGGGCTTCCGATTGCCCCCTGTAATCGCGACGCATCGGGTCCAAGATGTCGTAATGGCCCACTAAGGCGTGCTTCGCTTTTTCGCGCCAAGACATCGCCTCTTCGTCAGAACACTGGCCAATGGGACCCGCGAGATAGATATTCTTCTTGCTGGACAAGGCCACCAGAAAGCGATCATTCCTTTGGGCGTCGGACAGTGTGTAGGTGCTCATAGCGGAGTTAGGTTGGATCAAAAGGGCGCGTCGTTTTCGGTGGCTGGGGCACCATCGCCCCGAGCATTCGCTTGGGCGGGCCCAGAGCGCTTGTCCAGCGACTCAAAAGCGGCGTGCTCTTCGACGAAAGCGAGGCTGATCATCGCTCCGGCCTCGCCGTTTCGTTGCTTAGCGACGGTGATTTCAGCCTTCCCTTCTGTCGGCTCGCCTGCGTCGTCATGTGTGATTCCGTAGTATTCCGGGCGATAGATCCCGAGCGCGGTGTCCGCAGGCTCCTCCCCAGCCTCGCGTAGATCCGATAGGTTGGGACGCTTCGACCCGCTTCGGTTGTCCGGGGCCCGGCTGGTCTGCGACGGACAGATCACTGGGATGTCCAGCTCAATCGCCGTGTCTTTCAGCCCGGAGGCGACGGCGTGCACTTCGTCGTGCTTCGTTTCCGCCCAGTCAGAGGAGCGCATCTCTTGCAGGTAATCGACCACGGCCAAGTCAATGCCATGCTCGTGATTGAGGTGGCGGAGCCTGCTCCTGTGCGTGAGCGGGTCTAAGGCCGACGCTTCGCGCACGATCAGGGGAAGGCCCGCCAGCGTCGCGGACGCCTCCACAACGCGATCCATTTCGCTTTCAGGGATCGTCGTCTGCCGGAGATTGACCCGCGCTTCCATCTGGACCAGGCGGCGCGTAAGCTGTTTGGCGGGCATCTCTAGGGAGTGAATAACGGCGTTATATCCCTCCTTCGCGGCGTTGAGGGCGAAGCAGAGCGATAGGCTTGTCTTACCCATGGAGGTTGACCCGAATGGGATGATCAGGTCTCCGTCTTGCCACCCCTTCGTCTTGTCGTCTAAAAGCGGGAAGCCGCTTGGAATGCCCGTAACTGTTTGTCCCTGCTCGTCTTCTAGGTCTTGCAGAACGCCCTTGCACAGCGTCGTCATACTCGGCCCGCCCCCACGGTTCAGCTCGGCGCTCACGTCGGTGAGGTCCTGCTGGGCACGCTCAATGACGCTCGCGTAGTCGCTGCCCGTCACGTCGGCAGCGAGGTCGTAGAGCTTCTCCAGCGTGCGGCACGAGCCGTAGGCTTGCCGCACTTGCTCGACGTACCCGGGCTTATCGCCGCGGCCCGCGAACAGGTTTTTGGGCACGGGGCGGAGGCCGGTCACCTCCTCCAGCTTGTCGCCGTCGTATCGGGCCGCTACGGTATCCTCGTCCGGGCGCCCATCGGTGGCCAGCACCACGCGAGCCAAATCGCGGTAGCGGTCGAACATCTCGGGCTTGAGGGCCCGCTTTGCTCGCTTCCGCAGGCCACCGCCACAGCGCATCAGCGCCGACAGGCAAAGGGCCTCCTCGTCATGTGCGGTCGGGTAGTCAATCGCCATCGAACTGCTGGCTTTTGGTAATGACAGTCCCGCAGTCAGTGCAGGTGTATTCGGTCTGGATTACAGGGTCGCCGCTATCGGTCTCCGCCCACTGGCGGCGGATGTGATCTGTGAAGCGCTCGCATGTATCGCAGTCGCGGAGGATCATCGCGTCGCGGCCTTTCCGTTCGTGGGCTTTGAGTAGACGTGCTCGGACTGGCTCGGTGCACCGTCGCCTCGCGTCTGGTATAAGTCCGCTTCGCCATCAGTCTGGCGGTACTTGTTGAGCATGCGACCGACGGACTTGGCACGATAGTCGTTCATGTTCCACCACTTCAGCACAGCACGCCAGAGATCAATGTCGTCCACATTTTCGTGAACCTCCTCAGCCTGATTGGGCTTGAGCTGCCTTGCGAATACGTCTTCGTAGGCCTGAACCGCATCAGAATCCCTCGCGCCCGCGCTATTACTGTGAGATACTTCTTTTCTCTCTACTTTGTGTGACTGTGAGTCTGATGGGGGTAGACTGTCAGTCACACCCCCATCAGACTGTGAGTCATAAGGGCACTCCAGCAGGTAAAACAAATGTGAAGTGTAGCCGCCACTATCTTTGCTTCGCTTCTCGTACCCAATCCATCCCAACGACTTCAGCGTTTTGATCTCACGTTGCACTTGACGCCGAGAGCAACCAATCATGTCAGCAACAGACCCTAAACTTGGGTACGCAGTGTTCGACTCATCGGCGTATGATGCCAGAGTGGCATAAACTGCGATCCCATAGGCCCCAAGCTCATCTCCGTCCTCCCTGACGAGTTCACGTCGCATCCAGAGCCAGTTACTGTTGCGAGTATCGCGGACATCAAATTCCATGACTAAAATGGTGATTCTACTGGTTCAGCACTATTTTGGAGTTTGGCCTGTAACTTTCGCCTAGTCGAGTCTTCTAAAACATTGCTCTTAATAAGAGACTTAACTATCTGGCAAGGTTCTGCCATCGTGATAAATCTAAAGATTATAGAATAAGCAACTGCGCTAACTCCATACTTGAGTTCAGATATGGCTTGTAGGTACTGGCTTATTTGAAAAAGGTGCTGACGCTCTTTTAATTCTTTAATCTTTTTGCATGCGAACATTACTTTCCGGTCAGGAAGCTCAAACCATTCCCCAGTGGTTCGATAATCTGAAAGTAGATCATGAATAATCCCCTCTGCCTTTTGTGGGCTTTCCATCTCAAAACTTGGCCCCAATATAAGCTCATGCGGACAGCTTGTCTGTAACTCAGATAGACGGGTTTTAGGAGGGCGTGACGTGATGCCAATCTTATGCAGATCAGTGTTCTTTGCTGCGATTATGTAGACGTATCCCATCAGTCTAAGTGCTGTGTATTCGCGTCGAATCGTTGTGCTTTCTGGTGCCCCACCCTCTCTCGACGGAGCACGTGTTCGCGTAGGTCGTCAATCTTTTTTTGCCAATGGTCGAAAGCGTCCCGGTCGCGGGCTTCTCGCGCCTCAGTGCGCTTTTGCTTATACGCCGTTCGCAGGCGGGCTTCCTCCACGGTCATCGCTTTCCACACCCGACACCGCTCCTTCCATTCCGCATCGCTGTATTCTGGTAGGGTCGGCTTCGGGGCGCGGCTCTCCTTCTTTTTTGCCTCGCTGGAGTACCCCGACCGGTCGATGCCGAAGGCGCCTAGCGCATCGGCGAGGTCGGCATTGCGCAGCTCCGTGTAGAGCTCCACCCCATCCCCACCGCGCTGGCACGAGAAGCAGTGCCATACTCCGCTATCTCCCTGATCCGAATCAAAGGCAAGTCCTCTTCGCGCATCGCACCAGGGGCAGCGGTAGCGGCCGGACTGCGTTTCCGTTAAGTCGCGAGTGAGATCAGGCATGGGTTAAAAGGGCAGGTCTCCGTTGGCGTCTTCAAACTCGGGGTGGTTGGCTTCCTCTTCGTCGGCGCTCTCCTCAAACATATCCGGCGTATCCGGATCGCGGCTGATGTGGTAGCGCAGGCGCTCGTCTTCAAGGGCCGCGCAGATCTCTTCATAGGGGTCGCCGTAGGGCACATCCTTTTTCGAATCGTACCCGAGTTCGTCCTTCACAAGCCGGTTCAGGGCGGCCTCGTCCCAATCGTTGTCGTCCGCGATGGCATACATCCGCTCCAGCTGCGCCTCAGAGATCGGCTCAAGGCCCTCGTTGCCCTCGGCCCACGCCGTGTCGAAGTTGGCTTCGAGCGCATCTTGCGGACCGTCATAGGGCGTGGGCTCTCCCGTTTCGGCGGCGGCCTCTTCGGCCTTCTGGTCTTGCTGGTTAGCCAAGTGCAGCTCATGGTAAGCGAGCAAGCTGTCCAGTGCCGTATCAGCTTCCCCATCCCAGTCCCAGGCTCCGCGAATCTGCTCAATCTTTGCTCCGAGATCAGCACCGTCTTCTTTTTCCAATGCCTCGCTGGCGTTCTGAAGAGATGCTTTTTTGCCGGGCGGGATCTCGTAGACCTGCCCGTGTGGCGATTGCCATTCGACTATTTCCGGCGTGTGGCCGTCGGGGCGCTCCATCTCGCCTTTCGGATCAATGGTCTGCCCATTTGACTGTGGGATCGCCTCTGCTTCCTCCGCGAGCATCATGCCCTTCAGCACCTCCGGGAAAGCGTCCCGGAGGCACCACGAACGGGCCCGCATTTGCATCATTCGGCGCGGATAATCTTGCCACGGACCGCCCTTTTGGGCCAATCCAGCTTGTTCGGCTTCGCTCCAAGAGAAGCTCTGCTGGATCTCCTCGCCACTGTCAGCACGAATGACACGGCAGTAGGCAGTCATATCACTTCCGGCGCCTTCCGTCCACTCTTCGATGTCGGCCAGGAGGCCGCTCCGCCGGACTACGGCCAACGCGGCGTCTCCATAGATGCTGGGGCGCCCGTTGATCACCGCGACGGACTGGAGCGCCTGAAGAGGAGGGAGGCCCAATTCCATGCCGTGCATCACGGCGACGACAACATCCTGCGGTTGGCCCCGATACTTCTTCGGGACCATCTTTGATTGTGAGACCGTCTCGGCGAATCGCTGTAGCTCCTGCATCGACCGAGGCGTGAAGTCGGCCTGTCGTACCGGAGCGCTATCCCCTCCGGTCTTCTGTAATGCTTGTTCGGGATCACTCATGGCTGAAAAGCGTGTTTGTGATCAAGAACGAGGGTGAATGCCGACGCCTGCACCTTCGGCTGGGGGCCATTGTCGCAGGCGTTTCGCGGTCTCTCTCGCCGCTCTTCAGGGCTCAGTCAGTTGTGCACGAGGCGGTTGCGCGTTTTTCCATTGGCCCGCTCGGTCCTCACGTCGTAGCACCCGCGCTCCTTCTCACGCCTCTCACGCCGCCGCTGCAAGCGTTTTTTCCAACACGGGTGGCTGGGAATGCTATTGTCCTGCGGGACGCGCCTGCGCCGGACCTTGCCGAGGAGATAGAGACGCAACGCCTCGATGCTGGGTTGCTCGTGGTACACTGAGCTAGTCGTAGGGCCGACGTGGCGACGGGCACGAACCGGCTTGCCCTCTTTCATCACCACCGCCCGCACAAAGGGTGAAAGGCACATGTTGGTGACGCGCCAGGCGCGGTAGACATATGGGCCGATCTTGCCCGTCCAGTCAACGCTCACAGGCTCATAGGCCGTGCGGCGATAGATTTCATCGACGTCCGCGCCGGGACGCTCTTTAGGTTTAGCTTGAGGCATGGTCTTCTAGGGTGTCGGTGAGGGTGACATGCAGGTAGGCTTTAGCTGCGAGACTTGACGTGAGGCCGATCACCTCCGCGGCCTCAAGTCTTCGCCGGAGGTGACCCGGGCGCATGTCGGACTAGCGACCGAGGGTGAGGCGTCGGATCATGAGCCATCACCTCCGCCGTCGAGGGCGCTTGACTGCATGGCTTTGCACTCTTCGCAGGTGAGGCGATTTCGAACCTCCTCGTGGTCTTGATCTGAGCGACCCGGATCATACATCTTTGCCCACCGCTACTGCTGCACAGTCACATCCGCAGCTGAACACATCGGCTGCATTTCCGCATTTGCAAGGTGATACTCGCCGTTGGAGAAGCCGACGATGCCCTTGATGTCTTCAGGCTCATTGCCATTGCTTCCGCTGTCGAAGGCGTCTCGTGACATTATCGGGTGCTCAAGTCTTTCGTAGATTTCAGACAGGGTGTCTTTGTCACGGCTGAAGATTCCAGAGACGGTCTCGGTGACGAGCCTGCGGAGGTGTTTGTCTGCCCAAAAAGCGTCCGTGCCACCACCGGAGTCCATTTGGCTTCGGATGTACCAAAGGCCGTCTTTCAGCGTGCAAATCCGTTCGTAAAGCCGATCCACCTCCTGCTCTAGCTCGCGGATGCGCTCTTTCTGATCAACCATGTCTTTTGGGACTTTCCAGTTCATGATTTATCACCTCTGCCGTCAAGGGCGTCATTGATCTTATTCAGGCAGAAGCGCAACGCGGACCTGAACCCCTTCTCTCGCTCGGTCAAACCCTCAGCGAGAGTCTCTTCAGGGGTTTCCAGGGCTTGAAGCCGTTTCTCAAAGAGGTCCCGACGCTTTTCAACTGCCTGCACCATGCGCCGCAGCTCGCGCTTTTCGCTGCAGGGATCGGGGAGGTCCTTGTTGGTCACGCGTGTGCTCTTGCCGACGTCAGCCATGTGTGGTGCCCTCCCCGACCGGCGCCGGGCTCGTTGCAATGTCGGTTTCGAGGGTCGTGGCGTGATCTTGCAGCTTCTGTTGGAGCAGGGCCAAGGCCTCCTGCGGCGTGTACACATCTCCGATCTTGCCTGAGAGGTCCTCTGCATGTGACTTCAGGCTCTGTGGAAGCTGGAGTCGGCGGATCAGGCCATCCTCTACCATGGACTGAAACGACGACGGCTTAAGGTCGGCCATTGGGCGCTCGCGCGTCGAAAACAGGCGGATGCGGTGATGTTTGCCTCGCCCCTCACCGCCGATATGCTTCCGGACGCGAGAAAAAGCGATTATCTGTCCTCCCATTCGCGCAAATCGCATCCCGTAGGAACCTTGTCGTGGCTCGGTATTTGACATAGCGTTGGTTTGGTTTTTTGACCAAACGCCTCGTCCGGCGGCCACCGGACGGGGCTTTTTTCGTAGCTTCCGCTCCGTGCCCCAGGGCGCTGGTCGGTGATCATCTCTAGTGAAATTCGCGGCCACTCGCAGGCACGATCTGCGACGCGTCCAAGGTGGCCGTGTGTCCCGATGCTATCCGATTTTCGGGGTGTTCTGCATCTTGGCCTTCATGCGCTTGATCTTGAGTCGCCGCCGGTCGTCCTCCGTGCGGTCCGGGTGTGGCTTTGCGGTGTAACCCCCTGTGATTGAGCTCTCGTATCGGCGGGTGATGTCTCCCGTATGTCTTGCGGCGCCAGTCTTGGTGTAAGCGTCAGACTTTAGCATGACTGAGTGGTGTGTGCGGTGATAGGAGCCCTACAGAGGCAAAATTGTAGGTTTGGAAAAACGCGCTGTGCTCTTCCAACAAACCTCGTCGTGGCAAATTCTTGGGGTCTCTGGTCCCCAGCGAACTCTTGAAAAAACCGGTTGTGATTGTAGTACAAGGGGCTTGTGGATGCCTTCGGCGCTTTCTTTGAAGGTAGCGGCCAACGGCGGGACTCGAACCCGCAACCAACCGGTGACCCCTAGGACACCGGGTGCTCTGCCCTTGAGCTATGTGGCCGTGTGCCCCGCTGTTAGGGCAGCGGGGCAAGGAGGTGATCCTGGATATTCGCCCCTCCAGGCGGGGTGATGTCAGGCAGTTTGTCCGTTGGTACAGGTGGTCTTCGACTCCATCCGGTCCAGCTCCGCCTCCAACTCAGTAAGCTCCTCACGCAGCTCCTTCACGGCCTTGCGCCCCTGCTCTACGTCTCCAGTCTCTTGCACCTCCCACAAGACACTCTCTACCTGGTCGAGGTCGCGGATATTGTCGTGCAGCGTGCCCGTGACGATCGCCGCCCGCTCCCGCTTGGCGATCATGTGCGTCTCGTCCACAAAGAGCGTGGAGAGGTGCGTGTAGTCCTCCGCGCAGGCCGCCCGCGAGAGGCGCAGGATTTTCGCCCACTGCGGCGTGCAGTCGCCCCGCTTCCACGCCCCGGCGGTGGAGGGCTTGATGTCCGCCCATCCGGAAATTACGTGCCGTGGGCTGCGACCTTCATCTTCGAGGTCGTGCCAGAGGCGCTGGTAGGCGTCGCGCCAGATATCGATGGGGTTGCGGTCAGAAAATGCCATGTCGGGTCTGAGCAACAGGAGGGCAGCGGCGAGCGTGTGGGGAGTGGCTACGCGGGGATGGCCTCCTCCTCGCGATCCCGCTCGCGGCGCTCGATGCTCTCCGTGATCAGCTCGTTGACGATATAAGAGATGGTTCGATCGCGCTCTTCTGCCTCGCGCTCGATCCACTCTCGCTTCTTCGGCTCCACGCGACCGCCGACGGTTTGCTTGCGGTTAGGCATCTGACTGTGTAGGTTGTTAGCGTCGTTGCGGTACGTTGCACCTACAGTAGCTACTTCTGTTTCGGGTTGTAGCTACGTTTTAGTAAAGCAATTGTGAATCAGCGCTGTAAGTATATACAGTATCTACACCGACGTGTCTATTCAAGAGCAGATATTGACCTATTTTAGACAAGGCAATGGTCCTTCCTCACCAAAGGCTATCGCAGATGCTATTGAAGAGAACCGTGGCTCAGTCAGAAATGAGATGCGTGACCTTCTGAAGGGCGATGACCTCGCGCAACCTAAGAAAAACGGTCCGTACTACCTCCCTGAGAACGTAGATACAGAGAAGGAGGGGACCGACTTGCAGGACCAAGACGATTCCGGTTCGATTCCGCTCCTGAACGACCAGACAACCCTTACCGTCTACACCGATGTGAAGGCTGTTGCTGGCGAGGGACGAGTCGTATACCCAGACGAGGCCCAACGGACTGTTGAAGTGCCGAGGCACTTTATCAGCAGTCTGATCGGGTTTAGTGTGCCATCGAAAGTAGGCATTCACATGGTTGAGGGGGACTCCATGCGTCCGACAATCCAAGAGGACGACTTGGTACTCTATAAGCCGGTGGAGGAAGTGCGTAGTGGCGGCGTATACGTGATGCTCATCGACGGCGGCCTCAGCGTGAAGCGCGTTGAGAGGATACCAGGTGGTGGGTACAAAATTATCAGTGACAACAAATACGGCAGCTATCCGAACTACACACTGGTTCCCACAGACGACAACACCGAGCTGGTTAATCAGGAAACTGGTCGACCGGTAGACCTTCGTCCGGTCGGGTCAGTAATTTTCCCCCGCCGGGAGACGGACACACTGCACGTTAAGCAAGTCGCGGAGATCATCCGGTCAATGGCCGGAGGAGAAGTGAAATCAAGTCAACTGAAAAGCCCTTGAGGTTGGGCACGAGCTTTAGGCGGTTCGAAATCTTTTATCAATCAGAGCTACAAGGCATACGCGCTATGGACCTCACGGAGGAGATCGGTCAAGTCGCAAGTCGCGCGGAGGACCAGGTGGAGCATATACGGAACGAAGAATCCACCAAGCACGCCCTCCTCATCCCGTTTATCAGTGCGGTACGACCCGTACGATCTGGAAGAGGTGGTGCCGGAGTTTACTGCTGACTTCGCTGAGAAAAAGGGCGAGAAGGTCGACTACGCTCTCCTGCAGGACGGCAAGCCAGCCGTGCTGATCGAGTGCAAAATCGCCGGCCGGGAGCTCTCGATCAGCCAAGCCGAGCAGCTCTTTCGGTATTTCCAATTTACAGAAGCCCGATTTGGCATTCTCACCAATGGGGTGAAGTACCGCTTCTTCTCCGACCTAGAAGAGTCGAACCGGATGGACGAGCGGCCCTTTCACGAACTGGATCTGTTTGAGTACACCGAGCAAGACGTAGAAGAGCTTAAGAACCTCCGCAATTCGACGTTCGACTTGGACGAGATGATTGATGCGGCCCACGACTTAAAGTACCGGAAGGCGCTTCTGGAGTACCTGCAGGAGCAGTGGCAAAGCCCGGAAGACGAGTTCGTTCACTGGCTCACGGACAAGGTGTATGACGGTCGCATCACACAAAACGTCCGCGACCAGTTCCGCGGCATCGTCGAGGGCGCACTTCAGCAGCTCGTTCATGACAAGGTTCGCGGGCGCCTCTCGACGGCCCTCCGAGAAGAGCAGGCAAGCGCCGCGGAGGAGCTTTCGTCGTCAGACGAGGAAGAGGATGAAGAGGAGCTGCCGGAAGGCGTGGTCAGGGTTGACGGCGAAGTCGTGACCCTCGAAGACGAGTTGGAAGGCTTCCGGATCGTGCAGGCAATCCTGCGGGAGGTGGTTGGCGTAGACCGCGTCGCTAAACGTGACCTGAAGAGCTACTTCAATGTGCTTTTGGACGACACGAACCGGCAGCCGATTTGCCGCTTTCATTTTCACTCGGAGACGAAACGGATTGGCCTTTTCGATGAGGATAAGAACGAGGAGCGGGTCGAGATCGAGACGCTAGATGACATATACGACCATGCGGACCACCTTCGCAAGACTGTCAAGTTCTATGAAGAATGAAATATAATCTGCAGGACGGGTGCTGGTGTAATACCATTATTCTTGCCATGCTCCGCGCTGGAGTAAGGTGTGATGTGAATCCGACAAGGGAAAATAATTCTAACTGACTCAGGCAGCGATCTTGCGACCGAGCTAATGTTTGCAGACGCGTACGAGATCAACACCTCTTACACCCGCCCGCTTATCATAGTCGTTCGGATGAAAGAAGACCCCGGGGATGACTGGGAGGTTGACTCAAGCATTGGAGCGATGGTTATATTGAACGATGACGGATGGTTCGTAACAGCATCTCATGTAATCCAGCCGCTTCAAGGTCTTCGGCAAGCTCATCAGGCCTGGCAGAATTTTCAAGAGGAGCTCGACGATCTTAGAGAAGGGCCGATGCAGCAGAAGGGTAAGATAAAGCAGTTGAAGCGTGAGGCGCAGGGGCGTCCGCATCCATGGGTTTCACACTTCGACAATGTATTTGGGCGGCCTGATGCGGAGGTCGACGAACTGAAGATATTCCCCAATGCTGATCTTGCCTTCGGTAAGATAAAAAACTTTGGGTCAGGTTGTGTGGACAGATACCCCGACATCATCGACCCCTCAGAGGGCCTTGATATTGGAACGAGCCTATGCAAGCTCGGATACCCCTTCGCAGACTTGAATGTAAGTTTTGACAATGGAGGCTTCCAGATCGAAGGATTCCCTCCCTTCTTCCCTATCGAGGGAATCTACACTCGCAATGTGCTTACTCCTGACCAAGACAGTTCGACGGGCCCTCCATTTGACGTGAAGTTTATAGAAACTTCACGGCCCGGACTCAACGGACAGAGCGGTGGGCCGATTTTTGACACTGAAGGAAACATCTGGGGAATACAAAGCAGTACGCGGCACTATCCCCTGGGATTTGATGAAGAGATTCAGCATGGAGGAAAGCGAAGAACGACTGAAAACGCCTTTCTTCATGTGGGTCGAGGTGTCCATCCTGAAACGCTAATCAGTGCATTGGAGGAGGAAGGGATTGGTTACAGTCTCGCGCAAAGCGATTAGAATGCCTCTACTCTCTCACTTAAACCAGCCCTCTAGAGCCATGAGTGATCAGTCAGCCAGCGTTACGATTCACGTCCCCGACAGCTCCAGCAATGTTGAGGTGAACGATGATCCTGAGAAGGCTCAACGTTATCAACCCTTAACGTCGGAGGAAATGGCGACAAAGACGAACGGTCGAAAATCTTTGGCGGAAAAGCTTAAGGGAGTAACCTATCCGGTTGCGTAGAGATTGACTATCAGTTTGTCCTTGGATGAACTGTAACCAGCGCATTCCGCCTCAAATGGCGGGGTGTTCTATCTTCCACGAAGGGCCGTCTCGCCTATCAGGGCGGGCGGCTTTTCGTATTGGACTACAGTTTCGCCTTGGGGCCAACGTCCGTATAATAGCATTATACACTCCGGTCCCACGCCGCAGTAGAAAAGCCCCCGACCGACAGGCCGAGGGCGCGCTTTTTTCCATTGGGGGTGTGCTTTTTTCTAAAGGGGGGTCAGTTCCGCTCTTTCTCCATATCGTCAGGCACCTCAGAAAGCGCTGCTTCAGTCATCTCCTCGACGCCTTCGTAGGGCACGTCCGCTCGATCGAAGCGCCACTCACACGCTTGGCGCAGCGCCTCCTCCAGGCCGTGATGAGAGATCGACCGCTCGCACACCTCCTGCTGATCTTCGACCTGCGCGGAGGCGCGGACGACCACGTTGGTATAGCGCTCCTCATCAGTCTCGCGAATCGTCTTTTCGAACAGCGTGATGCCCGCGATCAGGGCGTTTGTGTTCTTCCGCGGGCGAGTGTTTGTCTTTCCCATAGCACAGTTGGAGTGTTGAGGGTGTACGAGAGTCGGCCCCGGCCAGCGGATCAAACGCTGGCTAGCCCGTCCAGGCGGGGCTACGCCACGACGCCCCCCTGCTCGACGAGACGGTCGCGGTATGCAGGCGGAACGTAGTCTGCTAGCGCCGACTCGGAGGAGAGCGCGCCAGCACTTACCGTGACCGTTTGCTGGGAGGCATCCCATGTCGCACGGATGATGGAGCCGTGCACGTAGCGCTTATCTCCCCAGTGGCCCTGGTACGTAGAGGACCTATCTGTCTCGTAGGCGTAGCGCAGTATCTCTTTCGCATCGTCGAAATCGAGATCTTCTATGGTCCGTGTCATGGCTTTTTTTCGGTTGCGTGAGAGGCTATCGAGCCAGCCCCACGCTGGGGCACGATCCCAGCTGCGTCCAAGGTGGGGCTCGTCAGGCGGCTACTTATCAGCGACATGCGCACCGCCGACCCAGTCGAGTCCGGCCTCTTTCCATTCCTCCTCGGTGGGCTTGTAGCCGAGTTCCTCTGTAACCCAGTGCAAGTCTGGAGCGGTGAACTCGTACTCGTCAAACTGCCCATCGAAGCCTGCCTCGTAGGCGGTACGATAGCACTCTTCGAGCTTGGCTTCAATCTCGTCAACGCGCTTTGTAGAGTTGAAAGTAGTCATCGGCCTGATCGTGTCTGTGAATAGCGGATGAGCGGTCTGTCTCGTCCCCTCCCTTCTTTCTTCACTACCTCAAACTGTAGGTATTGAAACGGGTTTCCCGTGGGGTGCTGTTTAATGTCGTCTTCAACAAAGTGAGCGGCGGTTTCTTTAGGGGCGCGGCCACCTACCCCGACTTCTTCAAGGCGACTGCACGTGCGCGATGGTCGTCTCGGATCACGCCCACGCCACCTCAGTATGGGTAGTGCTCACGGGCGTTGGGCAAAGATGCCCAGCATGGACACCATCGACATTTTAGAGCACTACCTTGAGGCCACCCGCGACGGGCGGCGCGTCCGGTTCGGCGACGGAGACAGGATTGACACCGGGGAAGTAGACGATGTGTCCGTTGACTCGGGGCCGCAGCGCGATTTTGTAAAGGTGACCCTCAAAGTGCCGATTCCCCATTGCGAGGGGGAATAACGGCGTTATACACATACTCTTGTCCTGCATTGCGAGGCAGGCTGAGGCGAGCTTGGCAGCGATATGCTGTCGGGCCCGTCCCAGCCTGCCTTTTCTTTTTGCCGCCATGCAGATTTTGCCCCACTTCCACGCCAAAGAGCTCGTCCCGCCACGGGTGTGGACGATGCATGAGAATGGCGCGGTGCGGGCGTCATGGTTTCTGCAACCGCGGCTGCTGCAGTTGCTGAGTAGCTTCCGTACGTGTTTCGGGCCACTTAAGGTCAACACTTGGGCTAGCGGTGGAGATCTCTCAGAGCGTGGCTACCGGCTGCCACAGACGTCCACAGGGGCACAGTTATCTCAGCACAAGCTCGGGGCGGCGGTCGACTTCAACGCGATGCGGGACGGTCTCACGCCTGATGACATCCGCCAAGACATCATGGACAATGAGGGCCACTGGCATGCCTGCGGGCTGCGGGCGATCGAGGATGGAGACATTGCGGATGCGTGGGTCCACGCTGACGTGCGGCCGACATCACTAGAGGGAGAGATCAAGGTGGTTCGGCCATGATTCCGGTGTGGAAGGCAGAATTTTGGAGCCAGCACTTAACTGAGCTGGTGGTGGCGGCAAGAATTGCGCTTCCGGTCGCCGTCTTATGGTCCTTTGTGCAGACGGCGATCTCCGGCACGGTGGCGGCGCTGGCGTTCAGCCCGACGCTCCTAGGGCTCTCCGTTGCGATGATCGGCCTGGACACGGCGACCGGCTGCTACAAGGCCCTCCGAGGCGATAGCGAGATCTTTTCGACCGGCGTTTTTGGGCGGGTCATCGACAAGATCCTCAAGTACGTCGTTTTGATCGTGGCCTTCGCAGCCATTGCCAGCGCGGGGGAGAAGGCCGAGCTGCCATCGCTGGTATTTAGCTGGGTGCGAGATTTCAGTTACTTGGTCATCATCGTGCGGGAGGGGGGGAGCGCTGTTGAGAACGTTTGGGGGCAGCCCCTTGGGGCACTGATCGGGCAGTTTCGGGAGACGGTCGGGGACGTGACGAAATAGTTTCTAGGTAGGTACTGACTTGCACGCACTCAGGGCCCCCAACAAGCTTCTCACGAATAACTGATTCCCAACCCTGATTGCTATGTCCAACATCCCCGGCACTCCTGACCGCCACCTGACCATCACGCCCGAGATGCGGCGCCGCCCGGACGAGGAGCTGGTGATGGAGATGACCGACCACGTGGAGGAGTCGGTCAGCGAACTGCTTGAGGATGAAGACGACGACGCGTGTATCCATGTCGCCGTGACTGTTGAGCGCCCTTAAGCTCTACTATGACGTGGAAGAAGGCCCTGCAGCGCCTCGACCTGTGCTACGACCGAGTTGTGCTGGCCGATCGGCTCGGTGTCCGTCAGCGCGACATCACCATGGCCCTGCGCGGGACTGCCAAAAACGTAAGCGTCGAGCTGAGGCGGAACGCTAGGCGGGAAATTGAGCGCCTCCGTCGCGACCACGTGGCTGCCCACGAGGTGGGCATCTATGCGATTCAGGTGGGTTATCAGCTGCGGAAGGCGGACAGCGAGGACTGGCGCGACGAGATCCTACGCCGCTGCCTGCCGGTCTTAGAGCAGAAGACGGAGCAGCTCAGGGGCGTCGGAGAGGGAGAGGCGGCTTAAAAGCTACTGCTGAATCTCAACCATGTAGCATGGACCGCAAGCTCCACGAGCTCATCTTGGAGGCTGCCCGTGTCACCGAGGAGACGGATCGTGCGCACACCGAGGTGGCTGAGGCCATAGGGATGGGGCGCAGCACGCACCGCCGCTGGCGGAATCGAGATCTGCGGGGGAGGGGGGGGTATCAGGCATACGAGGAAGACGACGAGAGGACACGCTCTTTGACAGAATGGTTGCAGTCGGCCCCAGATGCCGACGATGTGGAACCGGCGTACGGCGGGCCCGCGGATGCGGAGGAAGATCCGCTTTCGGTACTTGAAGACGAGTTAGGCGGCGTCGACCGCGGCGAGGAGCCCCGCGTGTCGGACCTGACCAACCGGGAGCGCTACATCGCTACGCGACTCCAAAAGGGGGCAGCGTTGGAAGGTCTGGTCGACGACCTCGGCACTCGGCCGTCTGTCGTCGTGCAGCACCTGAAGAACCTGAAACGCCGGGGCTGGAAGGTGTACGTCGACCATACCGCGGAGATGGTAGCGATTGAGGGGGATAATGTCCTGCGGTCCTCGGAGCACAAGGGAACCCGTACACGGAAGGCAAATCGCTGGTGGGAGATGCGCCACAACGAGCTGGTGCGCCAGTACCGCGGACTTGAGCTTCTCGACCCGGACCTGCCCCGGACTGAAGAGCAGGAAGACTGGGTGCTCCACCTCACCGACCTGCACGCTGGCGATCGGGTCCGCAAAGGTGACGGCACGGTCGTCTACTCTACGGATGAGATCCCGGACATTATCGACTATGCCACGGGGCAGGCGCTTCGGCTCGCTGACGTGCACAGGGCCGGTTTCGATACCGGTCATTTGCTGTGGGGCGGGGACTTCGTGACCAATGAGGGCATTTATGCTGGTCAGTTCGAACACCTCGACGCTTGGCTCGACGAGCAGCACGACACGCTCGTGGGACCGCTGATCCGGCAACTCAAGGCCTTCTCGCAACGCTTTCGGGCCGTGCAGGTGGTGTGTCAGGTCGGCAATCACGGCCAGCACCGGGCGTCCGGCACGTCCCGGCAGGCCAACGCCGATCTGGTCCTGTACAAGCACATCCGCAACTGCGTCGCCCAGATCCAAGAGCACGGTGGGGTGCTCCGAAATGTCCGCTTTCGGATCGGGCAGGCCCGGCCCTACCGGAACTTTGAGCTTCGAGGCGGGGCGATGCGGGGGCACCTACGGCACGGCCAGCACCGCCGGCCCCAAGCCGAGACGTCGGCTCGACGAAAGGAATGGCAGTCGACCCTGATTGATCACGAGTACGACATCGCCTACATGGGGCACTACCACGTCAGCGGTCGTATTCCGTGGAACGGACCGCCGATCATCGTGAGCCCCAGCCCGAAGCCAGCGGGCGACTTCGTGGAGAGTCTTGGCGTCCGGCTGTCGCAGGAGAAAAAAGACATTGCTACTTGCCATGGGGTCAGTGACGACGGCCTCACCGCGGTCTTTCCGGTCGATACCCGTAACTATTAGATGCTTGCACTACTTGGCAGACTTACCGCTTGGGTCGGCGCCCACTGGAAGCGGCTGGTCGTGCTGTTTCTGGTGGTCGTGCCGGTGGCATGGGTCAGTGTACAACTGGATCGTTGGATGCGGCCGGGGCAGGCGGTGCCCGAGCCGGACACGGTGACGGTGTCCGAGCCGATGGGGCCGGGCGATATCTTGGAGGCCACGACGCCGAGCAAGGTCACGAAGCATGACACGAGTGAGACGCGAACAGGATGCATTCAGGTGCCGACATGGCTAGCACGCTCTACGACCAGTGCCTCAAGCAAGCACGGACCAGTCTCCGACTCGGCGATTCAGAGGGGGGAAGCGCCCGAAAGACAGCTGAGGTCATGGTCTGGGATGCGTGGCGAGCCAAGTGGCCCGACCTACGCCATTACTCCACTGACTCAAGGGTCCCCGAGCCTCTCCGTGGGCAAAGGCGAGGTCACGTTGTCGGGCTACCTGCCGGACGGTAGGGGCCGCCAATGGACCTACCGAGTGCCGCAAGACTCGTGGCACCTGTGGCCGAGCGTGTCTGCGGCGACGACCCCTGCTGGGCTCCAAGCGACCGCCGAGGCGAACCTGCGGTGGCGACGAGTGACGGTCAGCGGGGGGTACATGCAGGCGGCCAGTAGCCGCGGCGTGACGGTGGGCGTTGAGCTCAGACCCTTTACGATCAGCTGGTAGTATGCCCGAGATCATCAACCGCACCGAGGAGCGGGTGCACATCGACCGGATTGAGCCGCACCCCGCCAACCCCAACGACGGGGACATAGGAGCCATTGCCGAGTCGATCCGAAAGAACGGGTTTTACGGCCGGATCGTCGTCCGAGACTCCACAGGCAAGATCCTCGCTGGGGAACACCGCTGGCGGGCGGCGCAGGAGGTGGGCCTTACGGAGGTGCCGATTGAGCGCGTCGAATGCGACGACGAGACTGCGATGCGTATTCTGGTCGCCGATAATGCAACTGCCGAGAAAGCTGAGCGGGAGCCGGAGCCGTTGGCGGACCTGCTTGAATCGCTGGAGACGACCGCCGATGGACTGGCGGGTACTGGGTATGACAACGGAGATTTGGATGAACTGCTGGACGACCTCGGGCGCATTCCAGAAAATGGTACCGTAGACGACCCCGGTGCGGAGGTAAGCCGGGCGGAGGAGCTACAGGAGAAGTGGGGCACCGAGCGCGGGCAGCTGTGGCAGGTCGGGGGCCACCGCCTGCTGTGCGGGGACGCCACAGGCGAGAGCGATGTAGAGCGGCTGCTGGATGGGGCAGAGCCGCATCTGATGGTGACCGACCCGCCGTACGGAGTTGGCTACGACCCAGAGTGGCGAAAAGAAGCTGGGATCAACGAAAACGAGCGCAAGATGGGCGAGGTGCAGAATGATGACCGTGTGGACTGGTCAGAAGCATTCCAGCACGCACCTGCCGTGGTGGCTTACGTATGGCATGGTCACAACTACAGTGGGGAAGTCACGCAGTCGGTGGAGCGGGTAGGGTTTGAGCGCCGCACAATGATCGTTTGGTCAAAAGACCGATTTGCTCTATCACGTGGGCACTACCACTGGCAGCACGAGGCACTTGTATATGCTGTCCGCGGCGGGGCAACTGCATCTTGGAGGGGGGGGGCGCGACCAGTCGACGGTTTGGGAGATCAACCGAGCCGACGACAGGGGGCACGGCCACGGCACTCAGAAGCCCGTCGAGTGCCACCAGCGCCCCATCCGCAATCACGGCGGCGACGTGTACGACCCGTTCGCGGGCAGCGGGACGGGCATCATCGCCGCCGAGGGCGAGGGGCGCGCCTGCTACGCGATGGAGATTGACCCCGGCTACTGTGCCGTCATCTTGGAGCGGTGCAGCGGGGCGGGGCTGGAGTGCGAACTGATCGAATAGTCGCAACACCCCTATACACGCGCGCAATGGCAAATCCCAATGGCGAATACACAGCGAAGGAGATGCGGGAGGCGATCCGCAAGAGTGGCGGCGTGGTCGTTCAGGCTGCTAATGTTCTAGGGTGCGATCCGTCCACGGTGTACCGCTATGCCGACAAGTACACAACAGTGCAAACGACACTTGAAGAGGCGCGGCTCAACCTTGCTGCTGAGGCTGAAGGCTATCACGTCCGCATGATGCGGGACCCTGACCATCAGCACCATTACAAGGCGGTGATGGATATTCGGCGTAATTACGACCCAGAGGGCTTCACCGACGAGAAAAAAGAGCAGGAGCACAGCGGCCCAGATGAGGCGCCCGTTAAGTTTCAGTGGGTCAACCCTCAAGATGTAGACGACACTGATGTATAAGCTAAATGCGGTCTACAAGCCATTTTGGGAGACCGATGCCCGCTACCGCACCCTCTACGGCGGGGCCGGGTCGGGCAAGTCTGTCAATATTGCCCAGAATATGATCCTTCGGGCGGCGGCCAACGAGAACGTGCGAGTTCTCACGGTGCGGAAGGTAGCGAAGACGTGCCGATACTCAACCTTCCAGCTGTACAAAGATGTGCTGGAGGCGATGAACCGCTCGGAGGTACGGGTCAAGGAGAAAGCGATGGAGCTTCACTTTCCCGGCGGCGGCAAAATCCTCCATGCCGGTCTCGACGACGAGCAGAAGCTGAAGTCCATCTCGGGCGTGACGCACATCTGGGTCGAGGAGGCCACCGACCTCGACTTTCCCGAAGCGGACGGAGAGGAGGACGACTTGGCGCAACTTGATCTTCGGCTGCGCGGGGTACCTTCAGGTCTTGATCCGTGCATCGTGCTTTCCTTCAACCCGGTTCACAGCGCGACCGACCTCTTTGACTACGTAGGGGTTGACAAAGAAGATCTGCCGCACCGAGACTGGATTGAGATCGGTGATGCTTACGTGCAGCACACGACATACGAAGATAATCCCTTCGTTGGCGATGAATACCTGTCAGCGTTCAAGCGCCTCGGCGGGTCGATGAAGAAAATATATGTCGGCGGAGAGATTGCCCGCTCTGACGCGCCGGATCAGGTGATCACGTATGACATGATCAAACGAGCGAAAGATACCGAGCCACAGGAGGGACAGAGCGCGCTCGGCGTAGACCCGGCTCGCTTTGGCGATGATGATACCGCCTTCGCTACACTGAGGGGCAACGTGCTACCGACACCCGAGACGCATTCTGGCCTAGATACGACCCGCGTGGCGGCTGTGACGACCGAAAAGAAGCAGTCTCTCGGTTGCCCATGGTCAAGGGTGGGGTTGGACACGGTGGGCATTGGGG